AATTTCAGATTGGACAACTATTCTAATTTCAAAATCAAGATACTCAAATGAGCTACTTGAAGAGGGTAAAAACTTTTATTTAAAATTAGGCTATTCAATTAAATAATAAATTCTAAACACAATCAAAATGAGAGAGCATCTTAAACAAATCGACAAAAACGACATCGCTGGAGCTATTCTAGTTTCTACATTCGTTTATATTACTTACTATATCATTTACTTCATTCAAAACATATAAGCTATGTCTATCTTAAAAGCACAATTCAAAGACGAAGCTGGTTTATATACTATGACTTGGTCGTATAATGCAGAGCTTTGGTCAGTCAAAGACTTAATTCAAAACGAATGCTCTAAATCAAATTCTAAACTTGTAAATATCTTATCAAATGGAAAATAAATTAAAAACATTAAATAAATTTATAGACCAGTATAATCTGGACTTAACAAACTTTTATGCAATAACTCTTAGTAGTTCTGCAATAGTTCTACAAGGTCATATCAATGAAACACGAGATGCAGTTCGAGAAATTATTATTGACACCTTAAATAGAAATATGGAAGTTAAGTCTAGCTTAGATTTAGAACTAGATATTTACTTTGATTACAACGGACAGAAATTCAATATTTTTTTAACTTAATCTAAACACAAATGAAAAACTTAATTAAAGCGTTATCTGATTTCCAGAACGATTGCCCAATTATCCACAAGGATACTAAAGGTCACAATTACACTTATGCGGATTTACCGCAAATCTTTAGCGTTATTAATCCGCTACTTAAAAAACATAAGCTATGCTTTACGCAACTACTTCAAGACAATGGGATTAGAACGATTCTTTTTCACGTAGAATCTGGAGAGCAATTAGAGAGTTTCACTACTATTCCGCTTGTAAAGCTAGGCGCAATGAATGAGTATCAGAGTTACGGAGCGGGTGTTTCCTACTTTCGTCGTTATGCCCTTTCGAGCTGCCTCGGGATTGTGACCGACAAAGACACGGATGCAGCTGGTTCTTCAATGCCAGTAGCACAATCGCCTAAGTTTCGCTTAGATATGCTTACAAACGTGCATACAGAAGATGAACTAGGATTACTTTATAATTCATTTAAAAGCTCACTAACTCCTAGCGATTTAGAAGCATTCAAAACTCGTAAACAACAAATCAATAAATAAAATGGGAAAATTAATCAATGCTCAAATTAACAAGTCTAAATTACAAGGCTTAACTCACTACACGAACAAACGTACTGGAGAGGAATCTGTAAACATCACAATCTCTTTAAATGATACACCAGACCAATATGGAAATAATGCTTCTATTTGGGTATCTCAAACCAAAGAAGAACGTGATACTAAAACACCAAAAGTTTATATTGGTAATGGAAAGGTTATTTATGACTCTGAGATGCCACGTCAGAACGCTCCAGAAATTCCAACTGACTTACCATTCTAGCTATGTATAAGCAAAACCTAAAATTTACATTTGTAAATCTACAAGGTAGCAAATGGAAAGTAACTAAGGACTTTGAAACTAAAATCGATTTTGATTTATTTGAAAAGTCTTGGTTAGATGGAGGATTTTATTTACAAAGCGAAGAGCTTATAATTAAGCCAGCTCCGAGTATTTATCCACAAGTATTACAATTAGATTTAAAAAGTTCTTTAGGCTCTTATTTAACAACAATACAAATGTTTTCTTCACAAGAAGACTATAATAAATACGAGCAAGAACAACTTTGGAATGGATTAAAGATTATAGGCGAAAGACCTTACAGAAATTTTAATTAAAAGAAATGCAAAAGATAAAAAAAATGAATTTATACCAGCTATGCGCTGACCGTCTAAACGCTAAGGGGATTCAACCCTTTAGCGCTAGGGAATGGAGCTTGCCAATAATCCAGCAAACGGTTTATGGTAAAGTAAACTACCCAGAAGTAATGGAAGAAATTAAACTAATAATGGAAGAACTAAACATAAAATAATGAGAGAAGTAATAGAAGTTTTAAAATCAGAAAGTGGATTACCGATTAAGATTTATGAGGTAAATAATTATAAACTTTCAATGGGCGAAATGTACCACGTAGACTACAAGCTAGGTAATTCTAGTCAAGAGTTTGAAAGTAGATTAGTTGGTACAACAGAAGGCGAAAGAACGCTAATTTTTAACCATCCTGATTTAGTAAATAAAACAATTGGAATACCAAACTGGAACATTAATAAACTTACAAGAATATGACACCGAAGGAAAAAGCAGACCAGCTAATACGAAGATTTACTTTAGATTTTACAATGGATTTTGATTTGACTAGAGAAGCTGCATTAATTTGTGTTTATGAAATAATACAAGATAGAATCGATGGCGAGTTAGATTCAGCTTACTGGCAAGAAGTTAGAATGGAATTAGCCTATATGCGTACTGGTAACTATGAGGCAAAGGCAGATAGATTTAATATTAATAGTTAAGCTATGAAACAAAGTCCAAAGCAAAAGGCAACCGATTTAATTAAGAAATTTAAGGATGCTCAAGTAAAAATTAAACAAAGTAAAGAGGAGGCAATAGCTAGTAGTATTTTGTTTATAGAATTGCTTTTAAACTACTGCGAGATTCAAGATGTAGACTATTGGCTTGAAGTAAAAGATGCGCTTATAAATCACAATTAATATGGAAAATCAAAAATTCAACCAATGGCAAAACCATATAGCCAAAGAGCTAGATAAGGACTACAAAAAGCTTTACTACTCAGCTAAGTATTCTGCCAAAAAAGAAGTAAAAAAAGTTTTACTATCTAAGAATTAGTTTTATATTGCAAAATAATAAGCCGAAGGGGTCAGAGTCTTCGGGTTATTTTAAGGGTTAAAACAACCTAAAGCCAGTTCTGTACTCTGACACAGACTGGCTTTTCTTTTTTATTAATATGGCAGCATTTCGCAAAATATCAGTAACCTACTGGGCTGATTCATTTGTAGGGGAACTAACTCCAGAGCAAAAGTATTTTTATCTTTACTTGATGACAAACGATAAGACAACGCAATGCGGAATCTATGAAACATCAATTAGAAAGATTTGCTTTGACACAGGGTACAACTCTGAAACGGTACAAAAATTACTTGATTTTTTTGAGGAAAAGAATAAGATTAGATTTTCCAAAGAAACCAATGAAATTGCTCTTTTAAACTGGGTTAAGTTCAATGACTCAAATTCTCCTAAAGTATTGGCTTGTGTAGAAAAAGAGCTAAAGCAAGTCAAGAATAGAGTATTGATACAGTATCTATACAGTATGGATACACATCCACAAGAAGAAGAAGAAAAAGAAGAAGAACAAGAAGAAGAATACCAACAAGAAGAAATTTTGTCTTTTAGGGATGAATTATTTAATAGATGGTTTTCTTATAAGAAAGAAAAAAAATCTAAGTATACGGCAATTGGTAAAAATCAATTATTTAAATTGTGGGAACTTAAAAGCGACAAAGAATTAGAAGAAGCTATTAACAATTCTATCGCAAATAATTATCAAGGAATATTCGAACCTAAAAAACAATTCAATGGAGCTACAAACAACGAACCGAAACTCGGAACTTCAGCAGCAAGAATGGAAGCCATTAAAAATTGGTAACGCAGAAGCAGATATTATAATGCAAGCGAGAAGCACCCAAACCTTGCGTGTAAGGCACGAAGAAGACCTTAAACAAGTATTGCGTTATTCGATGGTATTAGTGGGGATTAGGGGAAACAATATGCCTACCGAAGAAGAAAAGTTTGTACTTATAAATTTTATAAAAACAAACTTTGGAAACTTAACCCCAGAAGAAATAAAATTAGCCTTTGAATGGGCAGTTTCTGGCAAGCTAGGTATAGATGCTAAATGCTACGAAAATTTCTCTTGTGAATACTTTGGTCGAATTGCAAAGTCTTACATTGATTACTCAAGACAATCTACTTTGACCGTAGTAAAAGAAGTTGAGGCTTCAAAAGAAATACCCAGCGATGCAGATTTAAAGATGGCAGCTATTAATTCGGCTAATATGTATTCTCAAGAGATGATTCGTTGTCACGAGCGAAACATTAAAATGAACTGGATAGCTGGAGGTTTACACGTTCTTTACGACTACATAGTTAAATTTCATATTTACGAAACAACTCCAGAAGATAAAAAAAGGATTTACGATACACTTGTAAACAAATTTGCTGATAAAGAAGAGTTAATTATGGCTTGTAAAGCCCAATGTTATAGGGAGTTTATTGAAAACTTAGCAGATTTTAAAGCATATCTTGATGAAAATGGCAAAATTCAACCAATAGACTAATGATAACAATACTTGGACAAGTACCTAGCAAATCAAACGGATACAAGATTGGAAACAATAGGCTTTATAAATCTAAAGAGCTAACGGAATATGAAAAGCGATTTACTTGGTTACTTGCTTTGGCAAAAGGAAAACCAAATGAGCCTATAAAAGATAAGTTTAGCATTGAGATACACGTTTATTTTCAGTCTAACAGAAGCGATTTAGATAACGCTGCTAAAATTATACTAGATTGCTTGCAAACCAGCGGAGTAATAGAAAACGATAGACTTTGCTATAGGCTGCTAATGTATAAATTCATAGATAAGGATAATCCTAGAATTGACTTTGAGATAAAAGCAATATGAACTTTAACAACGATTTTAAATTTGATTTAGAGTTTGGGCAGTTAGACGGCGAGACTTGGTTTCACGAATTAGTAACTGGCAAGAAAGTAGAAGTTAAAAGTGATAGAAGAACTGCAGAAACTGGAAACGTTTATATTGAGTATTGGTCAAGAGGTAAGCCCAGTGGAATATCAACAAGCCAAGCTGACTATTACGTTTATAAGGTAGCTGAAGACACCGCAGTTTTAATATCAACAGACCAACTTAAGAAAAGGATTAAGCTATTAGTCCAACAAGGTAAGGCTAGAATGAATGTTAAAGGTGGAGATAATAATACAAGCTTAGGAATTTTATGCAAACTAAATGATTTAATATGCTAACGACAAACCAAACAAGAGCTATCGAATGGATAGATTCCCAATTACTTAAGCCTAACGAACAATTTATACTAAAAGATGGTATTCATATAGATGACTTACATTCATGCCTTAAAACGCAAAAAGAAAGAATACTATTTAGTATAGACCCATTAAGAAAGTTAGCATTTTTAAGAGTGAGAGAAATTAAAGACTATCTAAACAATAAATACAAATGACACAAGAAGACAAAGATAAAGCATTAACATATTTTACAATGTGCCAAGCATTAATACATATTATCGAAGATGACTGGATAGGTAACCCAGCTAATAAGCAAAGAGTTAAGTCAATTACAAATCAGCAACTTGTAGAGCTTGAAAAGGTAGTTGAGATTTTATTACCTAAAGGAGAATATAGTGAAGAAGGTATGAGAGCAACCGAGCAGTTTATAGATGCAGCTGAGGCAATGATACAATTTTACAAGATTGGTATTCAGATGTCTAGATTAGATGACACTAAAAGAGAAACTCTAGGAACTCAGTTAAAAATACTTTTAAAATCTTATGAAATAAATGCTTAGAAATTTTGTTTAATCATTTTTTTTCATTAACATTTGCGAAACTAAAATAATATGAACTACGTAGAACCTAACGAAAGACTTAGTTTAGTTAATCATCCATTAAGCCTTGTTAAAAGGTTTTGGCAATATGTGGATAAAAAATCAGATAACGAATGTTGGGAATGGAAAACTAGTCTTATGATTAGAGGTGGTTATGGACAATTAAGGCATAACTTAAAAACATTAAAAGCTCACAGATTATCTTACGAAATTAATGTAGGAGAAATACCAAAAGATAAAATGATTTGTCATTCTTGTGGAAATAGCAAGTGTTGTAATCCCAATCATTTATATGCTGGAAGTTCTAAAGACAATTGGAATGATTCTATTAAACATTTAACTGCATATCAATTACCTGCAATTAAACCTGAAGATGTTCATTGTGCTAAAATTAATTATTTAATTGCAAGTGAAATAAGAAATAGTAATGAAAGCGGAAATGTTTTGGGTAAAAAGTATAATATTTCAAGAGCAATGGTAAGCAGAATAAAAAGAAATTTAGCGTGGAAAATATAGAATATGTTAATTCCCCCTTGCATTATCAAGGTAATGGAATCGAAGTAATAGATATTATTGAATCGTTCGAATTAAACTTCTCTCTAGGTAACTCAATAAAATACATTTTAAGAGCCGATAAGAAGGGTAATAAAAAGCAAGACCTTGAGAAAGCCATTTGGTATCTTAATAATGAGCTAAACAAATTTAAAGGATGAAGCCAGATGAAAGAGCAAAGTCGTTAATGAATAACGCTTATTACTTTACTGGTAATAAGAATTTAGCTAAAGAGTTATGCTTATATATGTGTGAACTATTTGGAGAATATAATCAAAGAGTAGATGATAAAATTTATTGGAAATTAGTCGCTGAAAACATTTATCTACTTTAATGGAACATATATACTCTAGGCATAAGCACTGGGTTTCAATGGTTAAAAAGTTTGGCGAGATTAACTATGCCGAAGATGTAGTACAAGAAGCATATATAAAAGTTTATGGAAAAGATATTAATGAAGCTTATTTTTATTATACGCTTAGAAGCCTTACGATGGACTTACATTCTAAGAAGGTTATTAAGGTCGAAGTAACACAAGACATTGAGTATAGTTTAAAAGAAGATGAAAGCAATGAGTTTGCAGAAGAACTAGCTCAACCTTACATAGAATTTATAGATACTTGGGATTGGTACGACAAAAAGCTATTTATGCTATGGGTAAATAATAGAATTTCAATTAGAAAACTTTCACGAGAAACGAACATAGGATTTATGAGCGTTTACAATACAATCAGAAAATGCAAACAAAAACTAAAGGAATGGCAAAAAGAAAACCACAAGGCTTAGGGGATACTATCGAAGCGATAACCGAAGCAACTGGAATTAAAGCAGGTGTTGAATTATTATCTAAAGCCTTAGACTGGGATTGCGGATGTGATGAGCGCAAAGAAAAATTAAATAAGCTATGGTCTTATCGTAAGCCACAATGTTTAGTGCAAGAGGACTACGAATACTTAAAAGAGTTTTTCGCTAAACCACAGAATGAAATAGTTCCTAAAACCCAATGGGATTTAATGGATATTTACTTCAGAATATTTGGAATACGTTTAGAAAATTCTAATTGTTCTTCATGTTGGAGAGATTATATCTCACAAATTAGACAAGTTTATAACGTTTTTGAAGAAGATAATGCCAGTAATTAAATGCACCAATGGTAAATGGAGAATCGGCTCTGGCTTATGTCAATATGATACCAAAGAAAAAGCGACAGAAGTATATGTCGCAATTATCTCCAGCGGTAGTCTTGCAGCGCAAGGTAATAAAGTGTCTTTTGATTTTGATGACACGCTTAGCACTAAAAGAGGGCAAGATATTGCGAAGAGAGTAATGAAAGATGGTAAGACGGTTTATATTATTACCAGAAGACAAGAAAGTGCAAGTGCTGAAGTTTATAAAGTAGCCGATGAGCTAGGGATTCCACGCTCAAGAGTTTACTTTACTAATGGAAGCTTAAAGTGGGAGACCGTTAAACGTTTAGAAATTGGAACTCACTACGATAATAACCAAAACGAAGTAGATAAGATTAGAGAGAACACGGACGCTAAAGCAATTAAATTTTAATATGGTAATTAAAAAAATAAGCGAAGTAAAACTTAATCCTAATAATCCTAGATTAATTAAGGATGATAAGTTTAAAAAGCTAGTTCAGTCTATAAAGGATTTCCCCGAAATGCTATCTATTCGTCCAATAGTAGTTAATCAAGATATGATTATACTAGGTGGTAATATGCGTTTTAGAGCTTGCAAAGAAGCGGGAATAAAAGAGATACCAGTTATTATAACCGATTTACCAGAGGATAAGCAAAGGGAGTTCTTAATTAAGGATAATACCAGCGGAGGCGAGTGGGATTGGGATATGATTGCAAACGAATGGGATGCAGATGAGTTAGAAGCTTGGGGATTAGATTTACCTGTATTTGATATTAAGGATGAAGGAACGGCAGAGGAAGATGACTATGAAGCACCAGCAATTATTGAGACAGATATTGTTGTAGGAGATTTATTTGAAATTGGACAACACAGATTACTTTGCGGGGATTCAACTTCAGTACAAGATATAGATAAATTATTAAATGGGGTAAATCCAGATTTAATTCATACTGACCCTCCTTATGGAATGAATGCGGTAAGTAAGTCTGGTGTTTTAAAAAAGAATTACGCAACCGATATTTTAGGAGACGATAATACAGATGTGGCTAGAGATAGCTTTAATTTATTGTATTCAATGTTTCCTAAATCTCATCATATTTGGTGGGGAGCTAATTACTATTCAAGCAATTTACCAGATAGCGAATGCTGGTTAGTTTGGGATAAAAATAACGGTGGGAGCGACCAGACTGATTGCGAACTCGCTTGGACTAATATACGTTCGGTTGTAAGACAATTTACACAAGCATCTGAAAAAACTAATAGAGTGCACCCGACACAAAAACCAGTTTCATTAGTAAAATGGTGTATTGACAAAACAAAAGATAAAATTAAAACTATTGCAGATTTATTTGGAGGTAGTGGAGTTACAATGGTAACGGCAGAACAATTAAAGTTAAAGTCATATTTAATGGAGTTTGACCCTAAGTATTGCCAAGTGATTGTAGATAGAATGATTAAATTAGATTCAACTTTAGTTATAAAGAAAAACGGACAACCTTATGACGTACAAAGCAAGTGATTTAGAAAAATTATCTGTTGAGGCAATTCAAAAGTATAAATTGTTTTTTATAGATGATATTGTAGCTTATTTACCTTGCTCTAGAGCCACGTTTTATAATCACGGCTTGGATAAATTAGACACTATAAAAGATGCGCTTACACAAGTAAGAACTGAAATTAAAGTTTCTATGCGCTCTAAATGGTATAAATCAGATAATCCAACTTTACAAATGGGTTTGATGAAACTTATTGCAAGCCCAGATGAGTTAAAGCAATTATCTATGAGCCATATAGAAAGTAATAGCAAGCACGAGATTACTGGCTTTGATATAAAAGATATTATTAAATTTAAGTGATAGAATTAAATAGTAAATACATTCCTTTATTTAATAGCGAAAGTAGATACTATGTAATTACTGGTGGAAGGGGTTCGGGTAAATCGTTTGCTTTGAACTCCTTTCTTTTGCTTCTAACGTACGAAGTCGGACACGTAATACTTTTTACTAGATATACTCTTACTTCGGCTCATATCTCAATTATACCCGAGTTTGTAGAAAAAATAGAGATGGCTGGTATGGAATCAGACTTTTATATTACCAAAGATGAGATAATTAACACTCGCACTAATTCAAAGATTTTATTTAGGGGAATTAAAACATCAAGTGGAACTCAAACTGCTAATCTTAAATCCTTGCAAGGTGTTACTACTTGGATACTAGATGAAGCTGAAGAGCTAATTGACGAAGACATCTTCGACAAGATAGATTTCTCAATTCGTAATAGCCAAAGACAAAACCGAGTAATTCTTATTCTTAACCCGACTACAAAAGAGCATTTTATTTACAATCGATTTTTTGAAGAGAAAGGAGTGCAAGAAGGAAACTCGCTTACTAATGGAGATACAACTTACATACATACCACGTACAAGGATAATATAGAATATCTTAGTGAATCCTTCTTAAATCAAATTGAAGCTTTAGAGCAAGGTAATAGGCGAAAATACGAGCATACTATTTTAGGTGGATGGCTAGACAAAGCCGAAGGAGTTGTATTTACTAACTGGAGTTTTGGAGCTTTTAACCCAGATAACTTACAAACCTCGTTTGGGCAAGACTTTGGTTTCTCTATTGACCCGACTACTTTAGTCGAGGTAGCCATAGATAAGACTAAACGCAAAATTTATATTAAGGAGCATCTTTATAAACCAAAGCTAACTACAAGCGAGATAGCTCAAATTAATAAACGAGTTTGTGCTAAAGGATTAATTATTGCGGATAGTGCGGAGCCTAGACTAATAGCAGAGCTACAATCTCAAGGATGTAACATAGTAGCAACAGCAAAAGGTGCTGGAAGTATTACCGCTGGACTGGCTCTTATGCAAGACTATGAATTAATAATAGAATCTAACTCACAAAACATTGGAAAAGAACTTAATAACTACATATACTCTGACAAGAAATCTGGACTCGTGGTCGATAACTTTAACCACGCTATTGATGCCATACGTTACAACGTATTCTACCAGCTATCTAATCCCAATAGCGGCAAGTATTTCGTGTACTAATACAAAAAACAACAAATAACGTTTATACATTATGAAGCTAGAGCTAACAATTCCAACGCATCTAAAAGAAATTAAGTTACTTCAGTACCAAAAATTTCTAAAGATTGCCAAAGAAAATGAAGAGAGCGAATTTTTGCATCAAAAGATGGTGCAAATATTTTGTGGTATTGATTTAAAGGATGTCGCAAATATTAAACGAAAGGATGTAGCTAGTATAACAAGCAATCTAGGAGTTTTGTTTAATAGTGACCATAAACTAATAGAACGCTTTAAAATAGGAAATTTAGAGTTTGGATTTATTCCTAATCTTGATGACATGACTCAAGGGGAGTATGTAGATTTAGATAGCTATATTACTAACTGGGAAGAAATGCACAAAGCGATGGCAGTTCTTTATAGACCAATTAAAGCTAAAATAGGCGATAAGTATCGTATAGAAGAATACAATGGTTCAATAACCTATGCCGATATAATGAAACACGCACCACTTGATGTTGTTCTTGGTGCGGTGGTTTTTTTTTATCATTTAGGGAACGAATTGTTGAAAAGTACGCTGAGTTATTTGGAGGCGAATCCGAAGATAACGGATATAGTGAACAAGCACAATTTGGAAAACGGTGGGGATGGTATAGCTCTCTCTATGCTCTCGCTCAAGGAGATGTTAGAAGATTTGATGAAATTTCAAAACTTAGCGTTCATCAATGCCTAATGTTTTTAACTTTTGAAAAGCAAAAGAATAATTTGGAAATGAAAATGATTAAAAGTCAAAAATAATGAACGGATATTATTACATAGTAAATACTTTAAAAGACTACCTAAAAAATACTGGTGTTATTAATACCGTTACTATTGGAGATATTTTTAAGGTTGATTTAAGCAAGCAGACTATTTATCCTCTTTCGCATATTATTGTAAATAATGCCCAGTTAGGAGAAAGTACTACTTCTTTAAATGTTTCAATTTTATTTATGGATTTGGTAGATGAAAGCAAAAAAGAAATTACTAATATTTGGGATGGCAATGATAATGAGCAAGATGTTTTAAATACTCAACTTACTTTAGGCTCAAGACTATCTAGTGCTCTAATGAGGGGAGATTTATTTTCTTATTTAATTCAAGTTACAAATGCTCCAAATGCAGAGCCATTTACAGATAGATTTGAAAACAAAGTGGCTGGATGGACAATAACGTTTGACGTAAGTATTCCGAATGATATGACTATTTGCTAAATGGAACTAAAGAACGTAGATGAGCTAATTAAAAAGTATAGAGGATACGTTATTCAGCAAGCTAGAAGCAATTTAACTAAAGGTGGTAAGAATGTTTCAAGTCAGCTTTATAATAGCCTTAAAAGCGAAGTATTAAAAGAAAATAATTATTCTTTAATTAACTTCTCTATGGAATCTTATGGAGCTTATCAAGATTTAGGTGTACAAGGTAAATCTAGCAATAGAAAAGCTCCTAATAGCCCATTTAAATTTGGAAGTAGTAAAGGTTTAAAGGGTGGTCTTACTCAAGGAATTGATAAATGGGTTAGGACTAAAGGAATACAATTTAGAGATAAAAAGAGTGGTAAATTTTTGAGTTATCAATCTACTGCATTTATTATTACTAGAAGTATTTACCAAACTGGGATTCGTCCTTCTTTGTTTTTTACAAAACCTTACCAAAGAGCAAATGATTTGTATTTAGGTAATGAATTAATAAAAGCATTTAAAGCGGATATAGATACGCTTGTAAGTTTTAAATTAGAAATTAAAAAATGATACTTTACGCACGTAGTCCTTACTTTATAGAAGTAAACGAAACAAGTCAGTTAGGCTCAAAAATAGAGTTAAGAATTTGGAATAATCCAAACTCACGACCTACTGACCCGACATATACGTTTACTAAATCTATTGCATCTGCAACTAATAGAAAGAACGTTTATAATATTGCCCCATACATAAAAGAATACATTGAATCTATTAAACCTAGTGATAACACAGATTCTATGATGGCAATCTATGAAGTGAAAAGATTCAAAGAAGCTTCATTAGGTACTTATACTTTATTAGATACAACAACAAATTATTCAACTGGAGGATACACAAACTATTCTGGTGGTTATAATCAAAGTGGTTCAACTGCTACAATACTTCCTCTTGCAAATACAAGCCTTGAATACTTTTATGAAGAAGATATTGTTGAATCTAAATATCCGTATATTAATGTATGGGCTAATAACATAAGTCCTGCAACGCTTACCGTATCTTATAAAGATAAAAGAGGTAGAAATGAAGTAATAGTTACTATTGCTAGAGATGGGGCAAAGCTTTATAAAATACCTTTAAGAACAACTAGCTCAAAATTTGATAATGGTAATACTTGCTCTATTAAATGGAAGCCGACTGGAGAATATACGGATGACATAGCTACTATAATTGTAACACCAGTTTGCGAGCCAAAGTATAGTCCTATTCAATGCCAGTTTATTAATCGATATGGTGGGTGGCAATTCTTAACATTCTTTAAGGCTCAAACTAATACTATTCAAACAATAGGAACTACTTATAAATTATTGCCAGATGCAGTAAATTATAATGCTTCACGAGCACAAACAAAATCATTTAACATAAATGGAGGACAAAGTATTAAATTAAATACTGGATGGCTTCCTGAAAACTATAATGAGCTTATTCAAGACTTACTTTTAGCTGAAACTATTCTTTTAGATGGGATACCAGTAGAAATAAAAACTACTTCAACTGATTTAAAGACTAGTTTAAAAAATAAAAATATCAATTACGAGATTGAATTTGATTATGCGTTCTCACTTATTAACGATGTAGTTTAATGATTAACGTACTACTTTATATTTATGATGATGCAACTGGAGAGCCTAGAAGAGTAGAACTTTTCGATGATGAAACTATTAGCGTTACAAGTAACATTCAAAATGTAAATGATATCAGTAAAGTTTTTACTGATTTTAGTCAATCTTTTACCGTTCCTGCAACTTCGCACAATAACCAAATTTTTAAACATTGGTATGAAAATTCATTAGATAATGGTTTTGATGCTAGAACACGAAAAAATGGTTATATAGAGCTTGATTATGCTTCTTTTCGTAAAGGTAAAATTCAATTAGAAAAAGCAAGTTATAAAGAAGGCAAAGTAAATAGTTATCAAATTACATTCTTTGGAGCTTTAATTTCTTTAAAGGATGCTTTTGGTGGCAAGTTTTTAAAAGACTTAGATTTAAGTTCATACAATTTTACATATACTGGTAACGTAGTTAAAAATCGTGTTACGGCTTTAGCTGGAACAGATGTAATGTTCCCATTAATATCTTCTAAAAATGCTTGGAGATATGGAGGAGCTGGAACAACTTATGATAACTGGGATATTTCTAATAGTGCAACACCTATTTATTATAATGACTTATTTCCTGCAATTAGAGTAAAGCGTGTATTTGATGCAATAGCAGCTTTATTAGGAGTAACTTTTCAAGGAGATTTTCTTTCAGATGCAAGATTTACTCGTGCATTTTTATGGCTAAAAAATAGTGATATATTTGAACTTAAAACCGTAGCTAATAAACTTAACTTTCAAACAAATACATCTACAACTGGAACGCAGGGTATTTTTAACGTATTTAGTGATACGCTTAACTATGTAAAGCCAACAGCTCCAGAATATCTTAGTCAATCTCATATAACAATTACGTTTAGCGTTCCTAGTATTGGACAAGACGCACAAGAGTTTTTCTTTTATGTTTATAAAGATGGAGTCGTAATTAATACACAAAGTTATTTAACGCAAATTACTCCAATGTATTTAGAAGTTCCTTTGGAAGAATCTGGTGCATATACTTTCTATATTGCTTCTACAGCAGCAATATCTTTTACAAGTGTTTATTATTATGAAACTGGTAGACTTGATGGTTCAACTTATACTAAGATGACTGATTTAACGGTCACTCAAAGTACAACGCAGACTACTACAACTACTATGGCAGTAAATCAGTATATGCCAGATATTACTATTGAAGAATTCTTTAGTGGTATATTAAAGATGTTTAATTTAACCTGCTATTCAGATTCTACTGGAGTATTTAAAATTGAGCAATTAGAAGGATGGTATGCAAATGGAACTACTAGAGATATTACTCAATATATTGTAAATGATGTAATAGATATTGAAAGAAGTAAAGCATATAAAAAAGTAAATTTTAAATACCAACCTGCTGAATCTTTTTTAAACGTAGAGTTTATGTCACGCTCTAAAGTTCCTTATGGAGATTTATACTATGAGCTTGACAACGATGGCGAAGAATACAATGTAGAGCTTCCGTTTGAAACACTTTTAGGAACTAAATTTACTGGTACTAATTTACAAGTAGCTTTTGCTTTAAAGCCTAGTTATATTCCTTACATTCCAAAGCCAGTTATACTTTACGATTATGGCTCAACACAAACTACTTCGGCTTATAAATTTAACGATGGTACTTCAACGACAAGTGTAACTTCAGCTAATATATTTGGACAAGATACTTTAATTAGCTCGGTAGATTATACTCTAAACTTTGGAGCTGAACAATCTACTTATACAAATGCAATAGAAAACCAATCTTTGTTTAAAAATTATTATTCAAATTACCTTAATAACATTTTTGGAATTAAATCAAGGATATTTAAACTAAAAGCAGTTTTGCCAATTAGTCTTTTAACTAATTTAAAAGTAAACGATAGAGTTATTATTAGAGATAAACGATATACTATTAATCAGTTCACAACTGATTTAATAACTGGCGAGGTTGAATTTGAATTATTAACAGACTTTAGAACGATATGATAAAACAGATATTAGATATGCTAGTAGCGTTAGACCACTATGGCAAATGTGAAGAAATAGAAATAGCAAAAGGAAAAAATGAGCTTCCAAGAAGTTTTAAAATGGGATTTGAACAAATTAAAAGATTTATAAAATGGCAGAACAAAAAGTAGTTGAACTTGTAGTAAAAACCAGTTCTGGCAATGCAGAGAAAGTTTTAAGTGACATTAAGAATGGCATTAAAGATGCTAAAAATGAAGCTGGTAGTTTAGGAGATAAACTTCAACAAGTAGGAGGTAATAGCAATGCTTTAGATGCTTTAAAAAAAGGTGCTTATGCTTTAATTCCAGGACTTGAAGGGGCAACTGCTGCAAGTAATGGATTATTAGTTAAATTATATGCTTTAGTGGCTAACCCAATAGGATTAGTAATTACTGGTATAGTTGTAGCTTTAAAATTTTTATATGAAGCATTTCAATCTTCAGTAGTTGGAGGAAAAGAATTAAAGGCGATATTTGCTGGTATTGATGGAGTAATGACTCAAGCAAAAGATGCAGTTTTTGGTTTAGGTCGCGCATTTATTGATTTAGTTGCAGCTGGTTATAAGTTTATTACTTTAGATTTTAGTGGAGCAATGGAATCTTTTGGTAATGCTACAAAAGAAGCAAAAACTTCGATGAAGCAGTTAGGAGATGCTACTACAACAACTTATGGGGCTATGGCTGAATTAGAAAGACAGCAACAAGCAAATGATAAGGCACGCAAAATAGCTGCGGTAGAAGAATCAAAGAATAATAAATTACTTGTTAAATCTCGTGATATATTAACAGATGAAACGGCTTCTATTAAAGATAAAAAGAAAGCTTTAGATGAAGTAACTAAATCTGAAAATGCAGCAAGTATAGAAAGAATTAGAATTGCTAAAAAAGATTTACAAATTATAGAAGCTAAGCAAAAGACATTAGGAGGAGAAGCAGCTAAGAAATTAAATCAAGATGTAAGAGATGCACAGATAGCTTTAAATGATGCGGAGGCAGAAGGTGCTAGAAATGGTATTAAATTAAATCGCCAGCGCAAAATGCTTAATCGCCAAGCAAATGCAGATGCAAAAGAAGCACAAGCTGAACAAGATAGAATTAGAAAAGAAGCAGCAGCTGCAAGATTGGAAGCAGATAAAGTTAATAGAGATGCTGAACTTTCTTTATTAGATGAACGTAACAAAGAATTACAAACAAGGATTGATAAGTATAATCAAGATAGAGCCAAATTAATAAAAGCAGGGTATAATGATTTTACTAAAATTGATGCAGCTTATTTAAGTGATAAAAACAAAATAAATAAAAAGTTTGATGATGAAGCAGAAAAATTAAGATTAGATAAAATAACAAAAGATAATGCAGCTTTAGCGGCAGAAACTCAAGGCTTAATAGATGAATCTAATCGTCAAATCAATAAGATTGCTGATAAAAATTTAGAGAAAGCTAATAATGAAAAACTTTCTTTTGATGCAAGATTAGCAGCAGTAACTCAAAGAGAATCTTTAATTAAAGATGTAATTTTTAAAACTGAAGAAGAAAAAACTGCTTTTGAAAAAGCGAATGCTGATGCAAGGAAAAAAATTGCAAAAGATGAAGCTCAAGCTAAAGTAGACCAATTAAATTTTTATGCAAGTGCTTTAGGTTCAATAAGTAGTTTAATTGGAGATAGCACAGATGCTGGTAAAGCTGCTGCTATTGCTTCAACTACAATTTCTACTTACTTGGCAGCTCAAGGAGCTTATGCTTCTCAATTAGCTATTCCCACTCCAGATGCACCATTTAGAGCTGCTTTAGCGGCTGGTATTGCAGTTGCTTCTGGTTTAGCTAATGTACAGAAGATTATTAGCACTCCTACTCCTAATGGTGGAGGCGGTGGTTCTGCTCCATCTGCAAGCACTCCACAAGCACCTTCATTTAATGTAGTTGGAACTTCTGGGGCTAATGCTAATCAAATACAAAAACTTAGTCAATCACAAGCACCTTTAAAAGCTTATGTAGTTTCTAAAGATGTAACAACTCAGCAAGCGCTAGATAGAAATATTATTAAGACTTCTAGTCTAGGTTAAAATGAAAATGTAACAAAAAATAATATAAACGTTTATAGGCTATGAGAATTGTCGAATTAGTTATCGAGAAAGATTTAGATGGGATTGATGCGGTAAGCTTGGTAGATGCACCAGCTATCGAAGAGAATTTTATCGCTTTAAATAAAGAGTATAAAATGGACTTAGCAGAAGTCGATTCTGAGAAGCGCATTCTTATGGGTGCCGCTCTTATTCCTAATAAGCAAATCTATCGTAAGAATGGCAAGGATGAGTTCTACGTGTTCTTTAGTGAGGCAACGGTTAAGCAAGCAAGTGAGTTATTTTTAAAGAATGGTAACCAGTCAAACGCTACCTTAGAGCATAAGGCTAAATTTGATGGAGCTACGGTTGTAGAGTCTTGGATTATAGATAACCCAGATATGGACAAGTCTAAGCAGTATGGATTTAGCTTACCTAAAGGCACTTGGATGATATCTATGAAAATAGAAGATGATAATGTTTGGGCAGATGTTAAGGATGGTAAATATAAAGGTTTCTCTATCGAAGGTTTTTTTGCTGATAAATTAGAGATGTCTTTACAAGAATTAGAAGAGCAAGAATTAGTTAATCAAATCATAAATATATTAAACGATGGCAAATAAAAAAACTAGCCCACAAGATTCTTCTCGTGCTTGTCTTTGCGAAGATGGTACTTATTCAAAAGATTGTTGTAATGGCGAAGAAATTAATCAAGGAATTGGCTCTTTAGTTTCACAATCTACTTCTGTAATTGTTAATACAAATGAGCCAAGAGTAATTGTAAGAGTAAGTTAATTAATTAAATAAATAAAAATGGAATACAAGAACAAATTAAACAAGATTAAGGCTGTTCTTTCTATGGAAGTTAAACTCGCACAAATGAAGCTTGAAGATGGTATTACTATCATTGAAGCAGAATCATTTGAGCCTGATTATTCGATAGGAATTGTAACGGCTGATGGAATTGTGCCAATGCCAGTAGGCGAGTACAAGTTAGAAGATGGAAACATCTTAGTTGTTGAAGTTGAAGGTATTATTTCTTCTATTGCTCCTGAGGCTGAAGAAGAAGTTATGCCAGAAGCAGCTCATCCAGCAGCAGAAGCTGGAGAACCAATGCCTGAAGAAGTTATAGCTCCTCAAATGAGCGAAGAGCCTAAAGCTAAGCGTATTGTAGAATCAGTTTCAAAAGAAACATTCTTTGCTGAGATTGAAAAATTACGCCAAGAGTTCTCATCTATTAAGGAAGAAAATCAAGCTTTAAAAGCTGAAAATGAATCTTTAAAAGTTGAAATGTCTTCTATTGAAGAAGGTGCTCAACCTTTGGCACACAATCCAGAAGCTGGAGTTGCTTCAAAACAATTTAAAATTAGTAAAAACAGAACTTCATCTATTGAAGATGCAGTATTTAACAGAATCTTTTCAAAATAATTATTAAACAAATTTAAAAAATGGCTACTACAACTAGTATTACTACAACTTATGCTGGCGAGTTTAAAAACCAAATTATCTCGGCTGCATTATTATCTTCCCCAACTATTGATGCTGGTGGAATCACGGTTAAACCCGGAATTAAGTACAAAGAAGTTGTTAAGAAAATTTCTACTGATGCAATCTTAAAAGATGCTTCTTGTGATTTTACTGCAACATCTACCGTTACTTTAACTGAGCGTATCTTACAACCAGAAGAGTTCCAAGTAAACTTGCAATTATGTAAAAAAGATTTCCACTCTGATTGGTTATCAGCTCAACAAGGTTACTCTGCATTCGATACATTACCTTCTTCTTTTGCTGATTTCTTAGTAGGTCACGTAGCTGCTAAAGTTGCTGCAAAGAATGAGACTAACATTTGGTCTGGTGTAACTGCTAACGCAGGAGAGTTTAACGGATTTATGACTTTGTTATTGACTGATGCTGGCTTACCAGCTGCTCAAGAAGTTGCTGGAACTACGGTTACTGCTTCTAATGTAGTTGCTGAATTAGGCAAGATTGTTGATGCTATCCCTGCTTCTTTATACACTAAAGATGGTCTTTACCTTTATGTATCTCAAAACATTGCTCGTGCTTATGTTCGTGCTCTTGGTGGATTTGGTGCTTCAGGTTTAGGTGCTAACGGTACTAACACAATGGGTACACAATGGTACAACAATGGTTCTCTTTCTTTTGATGGTGTTAAAATCTTTGTAGCTAATGGTTTAGCTTCAAACACTGCAATCGCTACTTTGAAAGAAAACTTGTTCTTCGGGACTGGTGTTCTTGCTGATATGGATTCATCTTCTGTAAAGGTTATTGATATGGCTGATGTTGATGGTTCTGAGAACGTACGTGTAGTTATGCGTTTAACTGCTGGTGTTCAATATGGTGCGGTAGAAGATATCGTTACTTATGGTATCACTAACTCTGCTAACTAATTAGCGTTAATAGCACCTCGTTAATTCGGGGTGCTTATTTTTAATCTTTTAAATTTTATAAAATGGCTTGTGATATTTCTTTAGGCAGAATTGAGCCTTGTAAAACAAGTAACGGTGGATTAAAAGCCGTATACTTTATTAACGAGGGCGATGCTACGGGAGTTACTTATGATGCTACGAATACTGATGCTATCTCTGCGGTAGCTGGTACTCCAAGTGGATTTAAGTACGACTTAAAAGGTAATAGTTCTTTCGAGCAAACTATTACTTCTTCTCGTGAGAACGGAACTACGTTCTTCGAGCAAACTTTGAATTTAACATTAAAAAAATTGTCTGTTGTAGACCATAAGCAAATTAAGCTTTTGTCTTACGGACGTCCTCAAGTTATTGTAGAAGATAATAATGGAAACTTTTTCTATTGCGGTTTAAAGAACGGTATGGAAGTATCTGGCGGTACTATCGTGACTGGTGCAGCAATGGGAGATTTAAGCGGTTACACTTTAACCCTAATGGGTCAAGAGCCAGTACCTGCTAACTTTATTTCTGTATCATTGACAACGGCTGGCTTTACAATCGTAACTGGTTCTTAATTAGTTTTGTTGTTTGAGGTTTGAAACTGGGTAGGCTGATGTCCTACCCTTTTTCGTTTTAGAAACAAAAGATATTAAAAAGCGTTTATACAATAATGATAGTTTTAAAAGAAATAGGAACGGCTCAAACGGTGCAATTTGTGCCTACTCGTAGAAATGCGGGCAATAGGCTTTTTTTGACTAATGAAACAACTAACGTTACAACTGAGTATTCAATTACTTGTACTCAAGTTTCATACTATCTTACTTTCTCAAAGATTTTAGCTTTAAAAGAAGGGCATTTTTATACGATGATTATTCAGCAAAATGATGAATTAATTTATCGTGACAAAGTATTTTGTACTAATCAAACAATCGGAACGTATAGCGTTAATAAAGACCAATACGTACAAAACGAACAAAACATAATTTTCTATGAGTAACGTTCACGTTTTTAATTTTGAATCGCATAAGCCACCGCAATCCAAAGAATCTAATAGAGAAGCTTGGGTTGAATTTGGCGATGATAACGACTATTTTCAGTATTTAATTAATCGGTATAATAATTCGACTACTAATAATAGCATTATTAACTCTATCGTTAAATTAATCTATGGTCGTGGTTTAGATGCTACTGATTCAAATAAGAAGCCTAATGAGTATGCTCAAATGAAAATGTTATTTAGACCCGATGTCTTAAAGTGCGTTATTACGGACTATAAGCTTTTAGGTCAAGGATATTTTCAAGTAATTTATAACAAGGCAAAGAATGCTATTGTAAGAATTGAACATGCACCAGCTCAATTAATTAGAGCGGAGAAATGTAATGAGAAAGGCGAAATTACTGGGTATTATTATTCTGATAATTGGTCAGATGTTAAAAACTTTGTTCCTAAACGTATTGGTGCTTTTGGTTATGGCGATAAAACGCTAGAGATTCTTTGTGTACGAGATTATTCAGTAGGACAAAAATACTATTCTAATGTAGACTATATTGGTGCTTTGCCTTATACTCAATTAGAAGAAGAGATAGCTGACTATTTAATTAACGATGTACAAAACGGATTCTCTCCTACTTCGGTTATTAACTTTAATAACGGAGTTCCAGATGAAGAGAAAATGGCTTTACAAGCTGCGGATGTTAAGCGAAAATTAACTGGAGCTAGTGGTGCTAAAATTGTTGTTTCATTCAATAGCGATGAAACTAAAAGAACTACTATTGATAACGTTCCATTAAATGATGCTCCAGCTCACTATACTTATTTAAGTGAAGAATCTCGTGGCAAGATTTTATTAGGACACTCTATTACTAGTGGTTTACTTTTTGGTATTCCTTCAAGTAATGGTTTTACCTCTAATGCAGATGAGTTAAAGAATGCTTCTATCTTGTTTGATAATATGACAATTCGTCCTAAACAAGGAACAATTTTAGATGCTATTGATAAAATTTTAGCTTTTAATACTATTAGCTTAAATCTTTACTTTAAGACTTTACAACCTTTAGAATTTATTGACCAAAATCCAGTAATGGATGCGGCTACAATGGAAGAAGAAACTGGGATTAAATTATCTAAGCATTTAGACGAATTAAACCTAGAAGAGTTTGGAGAAGAACTTGACCCTAACGAGTGGGAATTAATTGATAGTAGACAAGTATCATATGAGGATGAAGCTCGCTTAGATGCGGAGCTAGAGGCTTTAAACAACCCAGAAAAGTCTTTGTTATCTAAAGCGTGGGAGTTTGTAACTACTGGAGTAGCAAGACCAAATATTGGAAGTTCTCAAGATGGTAAACTTTATGCTTCACGTTATAGATATAATGGTCAAACTACTGAAAAGTCTAGGGAGTTTTGTAAAAAAATGACTCAACTAAATAAATTATATCGTAAAGAAGATATAGAAGCAATGAGTCAAAAGACAAATACTAATCCGGGATGGGGCCCGAGAGGAGCAGATACTTATGACATATTTTTGTACAAAGGTGGCGGAGCTTGCCATCATTTTTGGACTCGTGAAACTTATAAACGTTTTATAGACCCACGCAGAAAAGGAGCAGAAGAAATAACTCCAGCAGAGGCAAGAAAAGCAGGGGAGATTTTACCAGCTCCATTTAACAAAGAAGATGGAAAAGGTTATAAAAAAGACAATCAATTAGTTTACACGGCTCCTATTAATATGCCTAATAAAGGATTTTTACCAAAATAAGAAATGGCACAAGCATTATTTGTAAGTCGCGATGACATTGTAAAGTTTACCGCAGTTAGCGGAAACCTAGATGTAGATAAATTTATTCAATGGGTTAAAGTTGCTCAAGATACACATATTCAAGGATATCTAGGAACTAAGCTATTTAATAAAATAAACGATGGTATTGTAGCGGCTAATTTAACTAGCCCTTATACAATGCTTTTAAACGTGTATATTAAGCCTATGGTTATCCATTGGTCTATGGTAGAGTTTTTACCTTTTGCAGCTTACACAATCGCTAATAAAGGAGTATTTAAGCATAATAGCGAAAACTCTCAAAACGTAGATAAAGCTGAGGTAGATTATCTTGTAGAAAAAGAACGCTCAATAGCTGAACACTACACTCGTAGGTTTATTGATTTTATGTGTTTTAACCAGTCTTCATATCCAGAATATAATACAAATAACAATGCAGATATGTTCCCCGACAAGCAAAGTTCGTTTTCAGGCTGGTACTTATAAGCCAAAAAAATCGAACATTAAAAAACTAAAGGTTTATTTAAACAAAATAGAAAATGGCTCTTAATTTTACGCATATAAAAGGCGATACATTTAATCAAGTAGCTTTCGAAGTAAAGAAAAATAGCACTGCTATTAACTTAACTGGAGCAACAATTAAAATGCAACTTCGTAAGTGTTACTCTGATACTACTCCAGCATTATCATTGACTTCGGTATCTTCTGCTGGAATTACTATTACTAATGCAGCGGCTGGGCAATTCAAGATAAATGCTCAAATAATTGACATTGAAGTTTTTAATTACGTTTATGATATTCAATTTATTTTATCTAGTGGAGAAGTAAAGACATACGTAAAAGGAGGATTCAATATTACACCAGAAGTAACACGCTAAGAAATGGAAGATATTATAGACATCATAGTTACTGAAACTACCAATTTAATCGAAATTACATCTCAATCAACTGATGAGGTAATTGATGTCAATATCATTGATAATAGAGAGGATATAACGCTTAACGTTACTCCTACGGTTGTTGAAATTAATATCAATTCCTTAACGGGAAATTTTGGGGTAGCTTGGGGACAAATAACTGGAACGCTTTCTAATCAAACTGATTTAAATACGGCTCTAGGTTTAAAAGCTGATTTAGTTGGTGGTAAAGTTCCATCTTCTCAGCTTCCTTCTTATGTTGATGATGTAGTTGAAGTTGCTAATTATGCTGCACTTCCTGCGACTGGCGAAACTGGCAAGATATATATTACCTTAGATACAAACTTTATTTACCGCTGGTCTGGTTCGGCTTATATTGAAATCAAAGATTCTAGTGCGGTATGGGGTGCAATAACTGGAACGTTATCAAGTCAATCAGATTTAGTAACTGCTTTAAATGCAAAGTTTGATGACCCAACTGGAGACACTACTCAATACATTGCTGGCGATGGCTCATTAATTACGTTTCCAGTTGCTGGGCAATCTGGCACTTTAGTTCGTGAAGTAAGAAATACAACGGGAGCAACATTAACAAAAGGTACAATTGTTTATATTTCGGGAGCGACTGGCAATAAGCCTACCGTTTCAAAAGCTATTGCTACGGGAGATTCTACTTCTGCACAAACGTTTGGAATGTGTCAAGCTAACATTTCTAATAACTCTAATGGCTATATCGTTTGTGTTGGAGATATAACTGGCTTAGATACTTCAGCACTTAGCGAAGGAGTACAATTATATCTTTCATCTACAACGGCTGGAACTTATACAACGACTAAGCAATTAGCCCCAGCTCACTTAGTTTATATCGGTGTTGTAACTCGTTCACATCCGAATCAAGGACAAATTGAGGTTAAGATTCAAAACGGTTATGAACTAGATGAGATTCACGATGTAGCAATTTCATCGGTTGCTAATAATCAAGGTATTTTCTACGAATCATCTACTAGCCTTTGGAAGAACAAAAGCATTGCAACGGTTTTAGGTTATACTCCTGAGCAACCTTTGACTTTCAACACACCTTTATCACGTTCAACAAATACGGTTTCAATTCCTGCTGCGACAAGTTCAGCAAATGGTTATTTAACTTCTACCGATTGGACTACATTTAACGGCAAGCAAGCGGCATTATCTGGAACTGGATTCGTTAAAATTAGCGGAACTACAATAAGCTACGATAATAGCACTTATGCTTTAGATTCTTCTGTAGTTCATAATACGGGAGCTGAAACTATTTCTGGTATTAAATACTTTTTTTCGGGTTCAAAACACGATTTACTTTTTGTTAGTGAAACCGTAGGTTATGCAAGTATTGCTGGTTATTCTCATTTTAAAGCTAATACTAACCACGTAGAATTTATTAATAGCACAAATACAAAAGCTACTAAGTTTATTCACGGTAATGCAGCTTATGAGTTTACAATGCCTAATGCAAGTGGAACTATTGCCCTTACTAGCAATTTATCCTCTTACCTACCTTTAAGCGGAGGCACACTTACCGGAGCTTTAAGCGGTACAAGTGCTACGTTTAGTGCAAATGCTAGTGCTACTTATTTTACTGCAACTGCTGGACAAGGATATAATGGAAATTTAAACTTCAATTATAATAACGCAAATACTTCTAGTTTTGGTTATTGGGGTGGTGGTACTAATACTGTATTTTTAGTAACTTCAGCAGGCGCAGCCACGTTTTCGAGTAGTGTTACGGCGGGAAGTAATTTATCAGGAACAAATACTATTTTCAAAACAAATGATGCAAGCGGATATGGAATAGGAATTGGATATGTATCAGGAAGTTATGGATATATTACTACTCAATCTGGTAGTTCTCCTTTAGCATTATCTATTGATGGAAGTCCTAAATTATGGGTGGCTAGTTCTGGCAACGTAGGCATCGGAACTACTTCGCCGAGTAACAAACTATCAGTTCAAGGTTCATCATTAGCTAATATGATTAGTTGGACTGATGCAATTAATAACACAGGATATTTAGGAATTCGTTCATCTGCTGCTTCTATTGGTGCAGATAATAATTTAGTTTTTGAAACTGCGGCTACCGAACGTATGCGGATTACTAGCGGGGGGAATGTCCTAATAGGCACCACAACGGATGTAGGAGCAAAACTATTAGTATCAGGAAATATGCGAGTAGGAACTTCTGCTGGAAATTTTGCAGAATTAAATGCAGTAGGTTCTACTCCTTATTTATTCTTAAATGGTCCTGCAAGTAGCTCTACTATTGGAGCTAGTTCTCACGTTAATATATTTGATTCTCCAAATGCTAGAGGGTGGGTAATTCAAAGCAATGCTTCACAAAATTTGTGTTTGTGGCATTATAGCGGGTCTTGGTCTAATGTAGGAAACTTTAATAACTCAAATGGTATTTACACTCCTTTATCTGATAAAAATAAAAAGAAAGATTTTGAGGTTTCAAACATTGGATTAAATGAAGTAATGCAATTAAAGCCTACTTTGTACCGAATGAAATCAGATGAAAGCGAAGGTCAAAAGGAACTTGGATTTATCGCTCAAGATGTAAAGTCTGTAATCCCTAATGCTTATGTAGAAAGCGGAGATTTTATCGGACTTAACTTTAATCCTATTGTAGCAGCATTAACTAAAGCAGTTCAAGAACAACAAGTTCAAATTCAAGAATTAAAATCTTTATTAAACAAACAATAATATGGCATTTAACTGGGTAATATCTCAATTAGACTCTATCCCATCACTTGATGGAATGGACAAAGTAATTAGCGTAATTCATTACAGAGCGCAGAAGCAATACGAAGAGGATGGAGTAGTAGTCTTAACTTCCGATACGTATGGAGCTTTAAGTCTTACAGCGCCACACGAGGCGAGCTTCACTCCTTACGATGAAGTGACAAAAGAAATGGTCGAAGGATGGCTTGAATCATCTTTGGACTGCGAAGCAATCGAGGCGAACTTAGATGCACAGATTGAGAATTTTTTAAATCCTCCTTTAGTCGCTTATCCTTTACCATTCGAAAATTAGAAACAAAAAATATCTAATTACGTTTATAGTGAAACAAACAACAAAAAAATGAAAATTGATTTAAACTTTAACTTAGTCGATTTAGATGGGAAAGCCATTGAAAACGCTAACGCTGGTAAGTTAGTAGCTAACTCACTTGTTCAACAATCTAAAGGAGATGCGCTTAAATTTTGGGAGTGGGCTTTAGCTCTTAATAAAGGAGAGGTTCTTGACCTAGATACTTCTGACCAAGAGACTTTAAAGAACTTTGTTAAGGATAGCGAGAACTTTGCTATTATTGCAAAGGCTCAAATTTTACACAAACTTAAAAAAGATTAAAGGTGCTTAACTCCCTACCCGACTGGTTTACTAATATTCTTACGGCTACTATTGCTTCTTTAGCAACTTATTTTAGCACACGCAAAAAAGAGAATGTAGACATACAAGGTGGGGAGTTGTCGAATACCGAAGCAGCGATTAAAATTTGGAGAGAGATGGCTCAAGATATGACAGACAAAGTAAAAGAATTAAGTGAAAAAATTGACCATCTAACCGCTGAAGTACATAGTCTTAAAAGCGAAAATTCCACGCTTAAATCTAAATTAAACATCCTTGATGAGAATAACGAAATTAAGCCAAAAAGGGGTAGACCTAATAAAGCAGTTTGAAGGATTGAGCCTAGTGCCATATGTCTGCGCTGGGGGTATAAATACGATTGGTTACGGCAACACTTACTATATGAACGGTAAGAAAGTTACTTTACAAGACCCAAAGATAACACAACAACAAGCCGAAGAGCTACTTAAAAATTCTCTATCTACTTATGAAAAAGCAGTTGATTCGTTTTGTCGTGATGACATATCACAATCTCAATTCGATGCTTTGGTTTCTTTCTGCTATAATCTAGGAGCTGGAAATCTCCAGAAGTCAACCTTAATCAAAAAGGTAAACGTAAATCCAAACGATGTGACTATTGCGGATGAGTTTATGAAATGGAATAAAGCTAATGGAACCGTTCTAAAAGGATTAACCAGAAGAAGACAAGCAGAAGCCAACCTTTATTTCTCATAGATATGCAAAAATTCCTTATTCTTTTGGCTTGTGTTGGATTCTTATCTTGCAAGCCTAGTAAATCTATTACTGAGTATAAAGAAGTCGTTAGAATCGATACCATACAAAGCGTGAAAATAGTAGAAAAGTATAATGCTTTTCACGATACTTTAACAATCGTTAGTCCTTGTGATTCTACTGGGCTTCTCACAAACTTTTATAGCAAGATAGCAACACCACAAGGACGAGTAATAATTCGCTCGGTAGGTGGAAATATTCAAGCCCAGATAGATTTAGATTCTATGCGTACGCAAATAGAAAATAATTATAAATCTTCACTTGGTAAAAGTATTATATTTAGAGACAAAGAAGTTATAAAGTATAGAGTACCTATGTGGGTAGTTTGGCTTTTACTTATTGAGTTTTTAGCTTTGGTAACTTGGCTTTACCTTAAATTTGGATTTAATGCAATTAAATAATAAGGCGCAAGCAATTAAAGAACATTTCTTTTCGGTCAATTTAACTCGTGTAGATTTTGAACGAGAGAACTTTGCAAGTTACGGATTTGATACTCAAGAAAACTTTCATCGCCATTTAAGTAGATGTGGTATTTCAGTTAAAGCTCGTTCTGAACATTTTAAAAAGACTAGACCAAATGCGGTAATAGAATCATTTGACCTTAGCGAAGTAGATAATTTCGGAATAGAAGAAAGTCTTGGTAAAGAATACACTAGTTTAAAAATAAAAGATGACTTTAAAAAAGTTGGCATCCTTTCAGATATTCACGTTCCATATCATTCTCTTAGCGCTTTAACTTGTGCAATCAAATATTTAAGAGAAGAACAAATAGACTGCTTAATATTAAATGGCGATATCTTCGACTTCTATGCAATCTCTAGACATGAGAAAGAAAAAGATTTAAGAGATTTTCCTAGAGAAATTGAGATGGGAAGAAACTTCTTACAAAAAGTAAGAGATTTATTTCCTCATATACCTATTTATTATAAGATGGGTAACCATGAAAATCGCTGGCAGCGTTATCTTAACGAACAAGCTGAAGAGTTTAGCCAATTACATGAGATGCAGTTTGAGCAGTTCTTTCGCTTAGATAAACTAAATTTAATATACGTTCCAGATTGGCAAGGTATAGAGCTTGCAGATTTACTAATATTACATGGTCATGAGCTTATGGCTGGAGGTATGAATCCTTCGCAATCTACGTTCAATAAAACTTTTTGTAATACGATTATAGGTCACGTTCATAGAACGACCAGCACAACTAAAAAGAATGGCTTTAAAGAGTTCTTTCATACTTACTCGACTGGATGCTTAACCCAGTTGTCTCCTAAATATTATCCTTTTGCTCAGCACAATAACGGGATGGCTATGGTTTATATTGAAAATGGCAAAACAAAAGTTTCTAATATTATGATAAAAGATGGAAAAATAGTTTAACTTAGATTGTTTTTCATAAAATAGTGTTTTTATAGGTTTAGAATTGTGTATAGAAAGCCTCTGGATATTATCTAGGGGCTTTTTTGTGTTCAATATATTGTATAACATTAAGGCTATTTTACATTATAACCCGAATTGATTAAATATATTTTACAAAATATGTTAAAAAAAAGATTAAAAAAGTTTTTTATTTCCAAACCAATCTATTATATTTGTTTCACAATAGCAACGTAGCTATTCTAAACTATAATATTATGGAATACTTATTCATGCCAGATGTAAAAATTGTTTCATCTGATTTTATCCAAAACTTTATTTGCGCTTTTCAAGTGCGTAAAAACAATCAAATTTCAGATTGGACAACTATTCTAATTTCAAAATCAAGATACTCAAATGAGCTACTTGAAGAGGGTAAAAACTTTTATTTAAAATTAGGCTATTCAATTAAATAATAAATTCTAAACACAAT